CCGAAGAGATCCTTGATCGGTTGGCCGCTGGCGAAAGTCTTCGATCGATCTGTGCCGATCCGCATATGCCGGATGAGAAGTCGGTGAGAATGTGGGCGATTGATCGTGCTGACACCTTTGGCCCGCAGTACGCGCGCGCCAGAGAAATGGGCTTTGATAGTGTCGCCGAGCAGGTACTTGCGATTGGTGACCAACCATGTGTCGGACCTGATGGGTTCGTTGATAACGGCGCGGTTCAGCGTGCTCGATTGATGTCGGATAATCGGAAGTGGTTCTTGTCGAAAGCTATGCCGCGCAAGTACGGCGACAAAGTCACTCAGGAGCTAGTCGGCAACCCTGATGCGCCGATTGTGACGCGCATCGAGCTGGTGCCGGTCGCACCGATCATGCGCCGTTTGCCAAAGCCGGAAACTGAGTAACTGCTTCGTCTCGCTTGGGTATACCCCAGACATACGAGACGGTGAGACACAATCTGCGTCTTATCAGGGTCGAAATGATGGTTAAGAGACGCAGTGCGGCGCGGGTTTAGATCCTAACGAGACATCTCGTCTCTCGCTTCATGTGGGCCTACCCTCCCGGACAAGCAGCAGCCAGCACGGCCCACCTGGACTAGGCCCCCGGGGCCATCCCCGAAGACGATGGTTCCATCCGGTCGGCTGACGGCCCCACACCGCCCCCGTGCTTGTGGCGTACCCTCCCGAATATTTTTTTTGGAGTTCGGCATGAGATCGTCACAACCCTTGAGTGTTTTAGCGCCCGCCGCACTCGTTTTAATCTTTTCGTCTATATATGTGTGCGCGCGCGCTCAGGTGCCGTTTCTGGCGGGCGGGGCGACGGTGAGCCTGGCGGCGACCGGGACGACCTCGCGGGTGCAGGTGCAGCCGGGTCCGAACTCGAAGGCTATGCGTCTTTATAACAGCGGCACCGTTGCCGTCTTCATCGTCTGCGGCGACGTGACGGCCGTCGCGACGGCGGCGTCTCTCCCGATCGCGCCGGGGACGGTGGAGGTTTTGGGCTGTGCGCAGCAGTACATTGCGGGGATCACCGGCGGCACGGCGGCGACGTTATATATAACGCCGGGCGACGGGCTCTAAGATGCTGCTCCGGGCGGCGGCGGTTGTGGCGATGCTGCTGGCGGCATCGTCGGCGGTGGCCCGCATGCATGCCGGGCCGAGCCAGCTCCACGCCGGGCACCGGCTGCAGGGGGCGATTGCGCCATTGGATGGTGGCGGTAGTTTTGGCAGCCCGGCGGCGGCGTACAGTTTGCGCCGGCTCAAGTCGACGTATGCGGGTCCGGGGGTGAAGCTGCGGCGGGCCAGCGACAGCCTGACCCAGGACATCGGCTTCCTGGGGTTTACCGGCTTCACTGGGGCGCCGCTAGACGTGGCGGCGGCGAATGCCTTCTGTAATGCCACCAGTTGTTTTGTCGACACCTGGTACGATCAGAGCGGTTTGGGGCGGCACGCGGTGCAGGCGACGGCGGCGCTTCAGCCGGCGTGGAACGCCAGCTGCGTTAACGGCCTGCCGTGCATGACGACAACGATCGACGGCCAGCTTTTGGCGACGGTAAGTGTCACGCCGGCATTACCGGTGAGCATGTCGGCGGTAATGGAGCGTGATGTAGCGGGACCGTTTTGTTTTTCGTTGGGTACGAACTCCGGGACCGGGAACATCCTTTATATCAACATCGCTGTCAATCAGTGGGTGCAGACGGACGGGGTGAGCTTTCTCACGGGGGTGGGGTCGGATGGGCTGTGGCACGCCGCTTCCGGCACGGTTAACGGCGCATCCAGCGTGTTGCGGCTGGATGCTACGGAAACGACCGCTAGTCTTGCCGGTAGTGTCGTGGCGGGGCCGGTGCATGTCAGCCGCAATCAGTCCGGGGGGATTTGCAGATACGCCGAGGCGATTATGTGGAACGGCTACGCCTTGACGGCGGCCGAGCGCACGGCATTGATTGCCAACCAGAGATCGTTTTGGGGTTTCTGATGCGGCGCCTTGTTTTCGCTCGCCTAGTGCTGGCGGTCGTGGCGGTTGTCCTGCTGCGGGCGGACATGTACCCGGACGCATCGAATGCGAAGTTGCCGGGGGCCAGGACTAATCTCGGCGGTGGCGTGCCGGTTAGTATCAAGGATTACGGGGCGAAAGCGGACGCGGTCACCCGGCCGGACGGGGTGATGGCGGCTGGCGGCACGACATTGACCAGCGCCGCCGGCAATTTCACGGCGGCGGATGTTGGTAAGCTGATTCAGGTGGACGGTGCGGCTGGGGTGTGGCTGCCGCCGCTCAGAACGACGATCTCGGCGGTGACTGACGCGCATACAGCGATTTTGGCGTCGCCGGCGACCAAGGCGACGCCGCGGCGCTGGTTGTCGGCGGCGTATGTCGCGACGCCGCGTACGGTGGGGAATTATGTGCCGGGTGATCTTCTCACGTTGCAGGGCGGCACTTACACCACTCAGGCGGTGGTCAAGGTGGTCAGCACGACGGTGCTGGCAACCGGTATTGTGGCCGGTGGCACGGGCGGCATTGCCGGTTCCTGCCGGGTGCAGGGGACTACCGGCAGCGGCACGTTGGTGCAGCAAGATGTGACGATCTCCGGCGGCGCCATCACGGCTGTGGGATATCTGCAGGTAAACGGACATTATTTTGCCAAGCCGACCAATATTGCCGTCGAGCCGGTCACCAACGCGCCGGGGTTCAGTTGCGCCCCGACCGGCGCCACTCTCGCTCTGACGATGGGGGTGGATCAGTTGGTGGTGACGACGCGCGGCGATTACGACCCGAACCTGGTCCCGGCCGATCCGATCGCGACCTCGGCGGGGAGCATTTCGGGGGCGACGGGCGCGACGGTAAACAGCGGCGGGTTGCCTTATGGCGCGTTCAACCCGACCGGGGCTTTTGTGTATGGCTCGGACGACAGCCTGCCGCTGAAGGATGCTATCGATGCGGCAACGGATCGGTTTGTTGCCGGCAAGCCAGGCTACGTTTTTGTGCCGGCGGGCAATTACTTGATTGATGCCGTCCCCACTCCGATCATGCGGGCCGGGTTGGGCATTATCGGTGAGGGCACCTCAAAAACCAATATTGTTCTCGGCGCCAACTATGTCGGCGATTTGTTTAGTTGGACTGAAGTCTGGGGAGGGTTCGTCGCCCCGCTTGGCGGCACGATGGCTCAGGTCAATACTAATTACAGCGCACCGAAAGCCATTGGTTTTAGCGTGTGGGGCAACCGCGCCGCTGCGGCGCAGCAGAACGGATTGATGTTTTACGATAGGGTCGACGCCGTTTTTATCGATGATGTTCATATTGCTTACATCAATGGACGGTGCATGCAATCGGGGATGCTGAAGGAGCAGGTCCAGGCTTACATGCGGGAGAGCTATATCGGTAGGTTTAGCTGTAATGTGGCTGGCGCTACGGGTATTCCGGCGGTTGAGTTCGGTTCCGAGGGTAGTGGCGACGCCACTGACGAGATCAATATCAACGATATGAATATCTATGCCAACCAGGGTGATGGATTGGTATTCAGGAGCGACAACACGGTAGATCGGTTGCGGGCCATTCGCATCAACAAGCTCCGCATCGAGGGTCAGCAATTCTCTGAGGGCGGCGATCTGCTGCGGCTTGGCGGCCCCGGCAATAACGGCCCGATTTTTGGCATTTACATCAATCAGATGGAGCTGTTGACACCATACCCCAACAAAGCGGCAATGCGGGTGACCGGGCCGGCGGACATTTACTTTATTAAGGTCGAGAGCGGCACGATCGGCTCTGGCGTGCCGATGGGGTACGGGCTTGTCCTGGAGGCCGGCCGCTCGATGAATTTCTACTTTTCCCAGATTTACACCTGGAATACCAACCTCACCACCAGCGGTATCTTTGGTGGTGCTGTGGTTGATGGTGATGGCGGAGAAGCATTTTGGACATACCAGTTGGCTGATCCGTTTGCCTTGGTGACGCCGTTCCGTCGCTCATCGTCGGTTCACCCTGGCGGCGCGATGATAACAAGCTGTGCCGGGATGCCGGCCGGCACGTTGTGGAATGACGCGGGCACGGTAAAAGTATGCTGACCGAGGCGCAATAAACCGCCATGACCGCGGGGCGGATCGAACTGCCGGAGAAATTGATCCCGGTATTCAGCGGCGAGGCCTTGTACCGTGGGGCGTATGGCGGCAGGGGGTCCAGTAAATCGAGATCCTTCGCAAAGATGGCTGCGGTACATGGTTTGCGTTGTGCTTTAGCGGGCGAAAATGGCGTTATAGTTTGCGGCCGGGAGTTTCAGAACAGCCTCGACGAAAGCAGCATGGCGGAGGTCAAACAAGCCATAGAAACAGAGCCTTGGCTGGCCGCTAACTACGAGATTGGCGAGAAATTCATCCGCACCCGCGATGGCCGGATCGATTTCTCCTTTGTCGGGTTGCGGCGCAACATTGAGAGCGTCAAGTCGACCGCCCGGATACGCCTTCTCTGGGTCGACGAGGCCGAGCCGGTATCGGAGATGGCGTGGCAAAAGGCGATCCCGACCGTCCGCGAGGAGAACGCGGAAATCTGGGTGACCTGGAACCCCGAGCGCAGAGCCTCTGCCACCAACCAGCGTTTCCGGGTCAATCCGCCGGAAAACAGCAAGATTGTCGAATTGAACTGGCGCGACAACGCCTGGTTCCCGTCGACCCTCGACCAGATCCGCCGCGAGGACGAAGCGAAGCGGCCGGAGCAGTACCCGCACATCTGGGAGGGCGAGTATGCAATCGCCCACGCCGGCGCCTACTACGCCAAATTTCTGTCGGATGCGAGCCAAGAGGGCCGCATCGGCCGGGTCACCAAGGATCCGTTGCTGGCGGTGCGGGCGTATTGCGATTTAGGCGGCACGGGCGCCCGCAGCGATGCGATGAGTCTGGTTATTTGCCAGTTTGTCGGCAGGGAGATCCGGGTTCTGGACTATGGCGAAGCGGTTGGTCAGAACCTGGCCTACCATGTCGATTGGCTTAGGGAAAAAGGGTGGGGTAAAGCGCAGATTTATCTGCCGCACGATGGTGCGACGCATGATCGGGTGTACGATGTCAGTTTTGAGAGCGCTTTCCGGCAAGCGGGGTTCGCAGTGGAGGTGATCCCTAATCAGGGTCGCGGCGCGGCGCGGGCAAGGATAGAGGCGGCGCGGCGTATGTTCCCGGCGATTTGGTTTAACGAAGAGACGACGTTCAGTATGCGTGAAGCTCTGGGCTGGTATCACGAGCGCCGCAGCGACGACCAACGCGAGGTTGGATTAGGCCCCGAACATGATTGGAGCAGTCATTGCGCTGATGCGTTTGGGTTAATGTGCGTCGCGTATGAAACTCCAAGAGGGCGTCCGCAGGCTATCAAATATCCGGCTCTTGGCATAGTTTAATTTAGTTACAGCAATATTGATTGCCCGGTGATTGGGTTGAGAGACCCTGCACTTTTTCTGCTGTTGCACTGCGCCAATACACTCTCCAATAGCTGTTGCGCATGCAACGCCACCGCATATACTCGCGGTTATACTCGCGATTTTTCCTGCGAGAGTCATCGCTTCGTTTAGGTTTAGTGAGTGAATGCATGTTGTCGTCCATTAACATGCTTTCCGGTCAATACGAGGGGTAGGATTATGACACAGAGTGACAGTGTGATGTTCACTGAGCTGCAAGAGCGCGTGGCGCGTCTGGAGGTGCTCGTCGATAATCTGCGCGAGCGCTGCACCGAACTGGCGGGCCTCGTTCTCGGTCACCAGGAGAACCTCGACGAGTTGCTGGGGCCACCGCCGGATCACGCCGCGGCCCGCAAGGAGAAGAATGAATTGTACGGGCGCGGCACCGGGCGGCGGGTGGTGTCGTCGTGATGAAAGCGAAGCCAAAAGGCCACCCGCCCAAGACGGCGTTGGAGAAGGGTTTGGTTGCGCTGGCTAAAAAGTACGATTTGGCTGAAGTGACGGCAACCAAGCGGAAGCCTGGTAAGAAGGCTCGTTGATGTCTGACCGCATCGGTAATTTCGGTATCGATTACCAGCAGCCCATCGCGCAAGGGCTCGACCTGCCTGACGGGTTGGACGAAGACGAAGTAAAACAGGTTGTCCAGCAGGAATTGCAGGCGGCCCTCGGGCAGGATGGCGGGAGCCTAGCGCAGGAGCGATTGCAGGCGCAGAAATACTTTGCCGGAGAGCCCTTAGGCAACGAGGTCGAGGGCCGCAGTCAGGTAGTCTTTAAGACCACGCTGGAGGCCGTCGAATGGGCCTTGCCGGCCTTGCTGCGGATTTTTACCGCCTCGGACCAGATTTGCATTGTCGACCCGCCGCGTCCTGGGGTGGAGGCGCGTGCCGCCCAGGCGACGGATTACCTCAATCACATCTTCTACCGGGACAACCCCGGTTTTATGATCCTGCACGACTGGCTGTTCGACGCGCTCCTTGAAAAGCTCGGTTGGGTCAAATATTGGTGGAACACCCAGAAAACCGTCGAAAGCAAGACCTATACCGGGCTGACGCAGGAGCAATACGACGCGCTGTTGGGCCAGGACGCGGATGTCGAGGTGGTGAAAATCCGGCGTTACACCCAGGACGCCGACGAGTTCAACATGGATCGGCCTTTTGTGCCGCCACCACCGCGTCCAATGCCCGTGCCGTTGCCGCCAGGGCTTCCCTCAGGTGCGGTTGGTATGGCACCGGGCGGTCCGGTTCCGCCAGCGGGACCAACGCCAGGGCCGCCGCCGCCGCCCCCAGGGCTCGCCGCGCTGTCTCCAGGCATTGCGCCGCCGGCATTGCCGGGATTGCCTTCTGCAGTCGTTCCGCCATTACCGCCTCCTCCGGTCGAGCTGATCGACGTCACCCTCAGAATAACCCGCGAGCACGGCCGGGTCGTAATTGAGAACGTGCCGCCGGAGGAGATCCTGTTTAGCCGCCGGGCAAAGCGCGACGATATCCCCTACCTGTGCCACCGCCGCCGCTGGACCCGCAGCGATCTGATCCAGCAGGGCTACGACGAGGATTGCCTGGAGGATATCCCGGCCAACGAGAGCCTGGACTGGAACCAGGAGCGGGTAGAGCGCCACCGGCTTGACGACGATACGCCGCAATACGAGCGCATCGACGCCGGCGAGCATCTGTGGATCGAAGAGAACTACGTCCA